ATTCATCTTAGTCTTGTTTTAGTTAGTCCATAGTTGGGAAGGAATCCCGCCCTCCCCAACGCTGACTTTCAAATCCATTACAGGATTAGTTTAGTAACACTCACGCAGTCACCTCTCGTAGTATGTCGGTGCAGTGAGGCAAGAGGGCAAGGGTATATATAATACCCTGCACCGTGCCCTGCCTACTACCTTCCGTACTGCCTACCATTTAAGGTAGCACCTTGTTGACGGAAGTTCCTGGGGGATGTTTTATTTGAATGCGATACTACACCTTTCCTGTTGTCGCCCATCATTAGTTGGAACGCACTCTTAGTTACATTCTTTACTGTAGTATCTTTTGGTATTGGTTTAGCTCTTGGCATCGTGTTTTGTTTTAAATCGTTTGGTTGTATACCCGCACTGAGATATAGGCTCAACGTTTGTTATCTTAACTTCACACCCTAATGACTTACCACTGCTAGTTTTTAATCTACCAATCAGGTATTCATTAAGCTCTGGGTCGTTAAGCATATCTAATGTATTACCTAAGCATATCTCCCTGCTAGTCTTGACGGATACTTTATCTATAAGAACTATCTCGCTCTTACGTTTCCCGTATTGTCTTACCTGATAAGTCAAAGCGTTGAAGTATATAGGAACACTATACATTTACTAAGGCTCTTATACTCTGCATATTAGCGTGTAATTCTTTATTCTCTAGTATTAATCTCTTGCAGAGAATCTTAAGTTCTTTATTATCCTTAGAGAATACATTGTATGATTCATTACCTCCAGCTCCATAAAGCTCTTCGTTTATATAGTCAGCTAGCAACTCATACAGTATCCTGTTCTTATCGTTTGAACATAACACATCCTCATATAGGTTTACATAATGAAGTGTTGTTGCATGGTGCTTACCTATTATATAACCTAATTGATTCAGGGTTATCTTGAAGTACTCATATATTACAGAGATTATTATAGCTTGTGTCTCCACAAACTTTCTCTTCCTTGTACCTATATGTGATAGCTCAATGTCGTTGTGTATATAAGCCTTTTTAAACAGTTCAATTATTATATCCTTGTTACTGCTTAATATACTCAGGGAATGCACTCTTTGCGAAGCTGCTGTCCAGGGCTTTAATCTGCTTGCTAATTTCTTTTGACTTGAGGTATCCTTCATGTTTTTCTTTTTTAGTACTATCTATACCTAGGTTAGCTTGAACCTTAGCATTTTGGAATAGTAATTCATCTATCTTATTCTTAACATCTATGTTAGAATAATAAGGCGTTAAGCCTGCTTGATTTCTTGTGTCCATAAATACCTGTGTTGTTTAGACGTGCTCTGTTTGGTATATGCTCATTAAAGTATAACCATGCATAGTCTGTTATTAATTCACCTTCAGTGTCAAAGTATGTGACCTTAGTCTTTTCTCTCTTGTACCATTGAGGGTGTCCTTCTAGCATATCAAGGTCCTCAAGGGTGTGTCCATCAACTAGATAGACTTCCCCTGAGATTTGTGATTGCTTACTTGATTTTGAAACATAAGGAATGCCATCTTCATACATAACATACATGTCGTCTGTAACACCTGGACCTACCAGTTTAGAATCAGATAACAATATGTTATTATTAAATCCACTCTTCAATGTTCCGTATACAAATACCTTTTCCATTAAACCATTACTATGTTTCCCCCGTTAAGGTCTGAAGATAATTCTTCGTTAATGTATTTCTTATATAGTCCTATGGTAGCATCTATTTGTTTGTTACCATACTCTATAGCTTCAGGACTCATCTTGTATATACCTACACCGAATGGTGCTTTAAGTTCTACCATAATGAAATAGAAGTCTTTCTTTTGTGTTCCGTTTAGGTAGAATGCTGCCTGCTGGGTTATCTTGTAGTCGTTGACAAACTTAGTGAAGCTTTCGTGGTCTGCTCCCTTGCTTGTTGTCTTTATGTCCACTAAATAATCTTCACCTTCAATATCTACCTTACCCTTACACTTAAGTCCAGTCTTAATATCCTCCCAGAAGTGAATAGTCTCACGACCTTCAGCTCCCTGAATAAGTTGGTTGGCGTTTAAGTTTCTGCTAATGTTATCATACATACACTCGAAGGCGTGTTCGTAGTGAGCTGGTATAGCTTTCCTATCTCCAATATCTTCTAAGAATGCAGCGTACATTTCCTTACCTGCCTTAGTTCTCTTATCAATCTTTGGAGCGTATACATAACGCTTATCAAAATCAGCTGGCTCTAATAGGTAACAGTGGAATGCACTACCAACTAATAAAGCTTCAGACTCCTTATGCTCCATGTTTAAATAATGTTCCAATCTCATAGTACTACCAGTCATCAGCTGCTTAAGCATACTATTGGTTACATACATGCTATCAGCGAAGTACGATTCATCGTCTACTATGTAGCCGTCTTCTAACTTCTTACTTTCCCGCATTGATTGTATATTTAGCCACTGTTGCTGAATCATTCCATCTTGTTGGAACGCTTATGTTTTCTGTGTCAAACTTGTATCCTTGGTCTTTAAGGATAAAGATAGTAGCGGCTAACCTAGTATTACCTAGCTCCTTGAATGCATCGAATGATGTAATGCTACCATATTCTTTTAGATAGGCTATTAGCCTTGTTGCGTGTGTGTCTTTTGTCTTACTCATCTTCTATAAGTTTAAAAATGTGAGGAATTTCGTTATTATAATTTGCTCCTACTGAGCATATAACAATTCCATATTCGTTTTCTAATACATACCTATCGTATTGCTCGCTGTAGTTTAGTATACTTCCAGCTTCTATGTTGCCTCTCTCGTGTTCCTGAGTTGTTACAACTATAACCCTACTCTGGCGGGTGCTCTTCTGATGTTCCATCTTCCTTTACGTTTACTACTGTTACTCCAGTGTCTTGTTGTAATCTCTTTAGCATAGCTACATCTATAACTTCCTGCGCTATTTCGGTTCTACGAACTTCAGGTAGTTCTTTATATAAGCATAAAGCTTCAGCGATAGCACTCTTATGGTCTAATGCATGTAGCCACTGTGTATATACACCAGTAACTTCATCATTAAATTGACTGACTCTCTTTTGTTTCTTGTTCGTTGGCATCTGTAAGGATTCTAATTATTACTCCTGGGTTTTCTTTATCAACATGGTATCCATGAAAGTATGGTACTAAGTTAAACACGTCATCATCTTCTATATAGCCATACTTAACCATGAGGTCTTGAACAGTTTGAGCTGGATTGATGTAATCAAACCTTCTCTTGCTATTACGTATGAAATAGAATGATATATGTAACGGTGTACTTAGTCCTTTAGTAAGCTCTAAGAATCTATCCTTGTTTTTTAGGTAGTCTCCCTTGCTTTTCTTTATGTATTCCCTTGTTGCCTTGCTGTTTATCAGCATTTTACCTGTCCATTGCTTACTGTTCTTACTAGAACTTACATTGAATGGTATGAAGATTTCATTTGATTTCATGATAGTGAATTCGTTAAACAATAAAATATTGTAGCGAGCCGCTAGTCCCAACTCGCTACATATTTTTATTTAGAAGGGCATTGAATCGCTAGCCACCTCAACATTACTACCAATGAATGCATCGTGTGCAGCTTGATACGCTGCTTGGTCTGTCTCTGAAAGAGTCTTGTTATAAGAATCCTTCCACGTAACAGATTTACCTGCTGCGCCTGCAAACTTATACTCTACCATCTTCTTAACTACAGGTGCTCCTGTTTCTTTATCGTTAGTCCAATACTCACGCTCTCTTAAGCATACAGTAATCTTACCGCCCATAGTCTCTTTACAAGCTTTAGGTAGGTCATTGAAAGACTTAGCTCCTGCTGACTGTAAGAATCCTTTAAAGATTTCAGTACGAACACGTGCTGCGTTCTCTGACGTTACACCTTTTTCTACTCCACTAAATCTAAGGTTTGAAATACCTTGGTCATTAGATACTTTGAACTCTACATAAGGAGTACCTGTGTATCCTTGTTTTTGATTAGAGTTACTCATTTCAACTATACTCACTTGGTGTATACCTGCTGGTAAATAACTTGCTTGTTCTTTTACCTCTACTGTGTTTAAATCTGGAAACATAATTGTTTTCTTTAGTTGTTACTATTTATAATACTCTTCACACTTTTCTATTACCTGTGCAAGGTCATTGTCTATATAGAGTTCATCGAACATTTCCATTGGACTTTTCGCTGAATCTTTACCCTGAGATTGAGTTCTAAACCTGTGCTTAGTACCTCCATCTTCATTTGAATAATGGTTATCAGTGAATAGACATAGGACAAATTCCTTCTCTACTCTCTTCTTCCATCTGTTACCGTCGACAGCTACAAATCTTTCTTGTACCCCGTCTTCTCCATCATAAGCACCGTCTATAGCTAAGTATATAATATACTTCTGCGTATTCTTGCTCATGTTTAGGATTCGGTCTATCTCCTTATTATAAAAAGACCATACATCAAAGCCTTTAAATCTCACATCAGCCTCTCTATATATCATTTCGATAAGAGAAGTGAATGATTCTATCACGATAGTATCAATGTCTGGAGATTCAACAGCCTTCTTGAATGCTGTATTGAAAGTATTAAGGTCAGGGACAGGCATATTCTTGAAGTTTTTTGCTCCTCTGAATGGTAGTTGCTTTCTCTCTGTGTTTAATACTGCTGTTCTTTCTGCGTTAAGGTTACGCAAGGACGATGACTTACCTGAGCCACTCTTTCCTACTACTATAATGTTTGGTTTCATTTGTCTTTTGTTTTCAACTTTTTGTAGTCTTCTAGGTTATACGTTTTGGTTTTCTTTTTGGTAGCACAAACAAATTTCATGAACCCTCTAAGCATTATTTTCTCATCTTTACTTGCACGCTCCTTTATCTCAGTAAAGGTCTTATTAACAACCTTTCTGATGATTTCCTTGGAAAATGGGAGGTCTTTACTGATGGTATCTATAACGTCCTTCGATGTTTTCATAGCTTTTACAAATATAATGTTTTTATTTATTAACAAAAGGAATTATCATCAATATCTTCGAACTTAGTTAGATAGTTAATCCATTTAAGCCACTTACTACCGACTCCTATGTTCCTTCCTTTAGCAAATATAATCTCAGCCATTCCCTCTGTGCTGTTACCAGCATCATCGTTCTGTATATTGTAATACTCTGGTCTGTATACAAACACTACTGCGTCTGCTGCCTGCTCTATCTCACCTGATTCTCTTAGGTTAGACATCATTGGTCTGCATCCTTCGTTGCGTTCAACTCCTCTTGATAATTGTGATAGAGCTATGATTGTTATGTTAAGCTCCTTCGCAATATTCTTTAAGGACCTTGCGATGACAGATACTTCTTGCTCCCTGCTTCTTCCTTTAAGCATGTTGCTCACAAGCTGCAGGTAATCTATCATCACAAGTTTAACGCCCCTAGTAATTACATACTGCCTAATCTTATTAAGCAAGTATCGTAAGCTTGTACTCTTACAGTCGTCTATATATAGTGGTAGTCTTTCGATTACCCCAGACGCTGTGTGTATCGAACCCCACTCGTCACTAGTCAAAGTACCTTTTATAAGGTATCTATTGTCAATTCCTGTCTCAACACTGATTATCCTGGACATTAACTGTGTAACAGACATCTCATAAGAGAATACAACGCTATTATGACCACCTCTAGCTGCGTTTGTAGCTAAAGCTAATGCGAAGGAAGTCTTACCCATAGATGATGCTCCACCGACGATTATAAGGTCTTGCTCCTGCCAACCTCCTGTGAACTTATCTATAGATTCAAACCCCGATGTAATACCGCTTATGCCTAGTGATAGTGAATTCTTTTCTATAACCTTGATAGTATCCTTGATGTGTTCTTTAATGTCTACAATAGAACCTTGTTCGTTCTTGTTTATATCTATTAAAGATTTCTCAATCTTATCTATCTCCTCATTAACATCTGAGTCATTAAGGTTTACTAATACATCTTGGCATATAGACTTAAGCACTGTCTTCTTATGACTATTCCTAAGAAAGCTAATACATGTAAGAGTGTTATGCATATAACTAATACCGCTATCTAAGCACTGAGCTATATGGTAATGTATTGCATCACCCTTAATCTCATTACTAGCTTTAAGCATGTCAAACTTACGACCTGCCTGATACTCTGCATCTAACCATTCATATATATCTCTATACACCTTGGTACTAAACAGTCCAGGAGAAAGTATCTCACTATATTCATAGTAGTCAGACTTCTTATTTATAAGCTTACTTAGCAGTATTAATTCTATGTCATCGTTCATCTCTACTTGTTTTATTGTTCATCCTCTTGACTAAGGCAGACTTAAGCTCAGGCTCATCTTCATACCGTTCATTCTTTATCCACCTCTCAGCGTGTTGGAATTCGGGTACAAACTTATTACTTCTTTCTGAGTCAGCCTTATACTTTACTTGTATTTTAATAGCCTCCATTATAGTGGCAACAAGTTTCTCTTCAGGCCTTAGTCTCATCCATTCAAACTTTGCTTTCTTCTTGCCTACCTTAATAGGGTAAGCCTTCCAGAATAATTCAAAGCCTTCTTCCATCTTCATCTTCTCCATACCAGACATTCTTTTCTGTGGTGATGTGAATATGGACTTCGTTTTACTAGTGAAGCTTATGAAGTCATGCTTAATGATTATATAACCATAGTATTCAAGCTCACTGTATGACGATTCTAACTGTTCATTTGTATAGCCGTATATATCCCTGAGTACCTCGTTCCCTATCTCATGTTGCTGAGTGGATGCATGATACTCAAGAATTAGGAAAGAGAGTAGACTTACATTAAGCCTAGCCTCTTCCCATAAACTTATGAGGTTGTTCGCTGCCTTGGTTAGTTCAGACATTGATTCTCCTTCATGTGCTTGATGATTAGTTGTACAGCATTCTTAGATATATCACTAGAATTACCAGCAATGTTATCCATAACGCTGTCCTCTGAACCAGCATGGTGAGTTAGGTAGTTAGTTATACCATTAAACAACCCGTAATAAGTGTCGCCTTTCTCATTGAACTCAGTCAGTACACATTCCTCCACTAATCCTCTTCTCTCGTGGTATATGGCTGTCTTTCTTTTGTTCTTAGAGTTTGCTACTAAATCCATCACACTACTAACCAACTCACCTTGAAGTGATATGTCTATAGAATGTCTTTGCATAGTCTTCATAAGATTGGCTATACCTGTGATGTTATTCTTAATCATCTCATCTAAGGTGTTACTACCTTCTATGTCTGATATAGATTTAGTGTGCTTGATGATATGGTTCTTATCCTTATCATTCATTAGCGTACCAAACATGTTAGCACAACTGTGTATCTGATTACATACTCCGAACACTAACTTCTGACTACCATCGTGTGATGATAACGCATATACATAGGTGTCTGCCTTCTCCTGACCCCAGTCAGACTGATGTGTAGTCTTGATAAAGAAGTATACCTTTCTACCGTGGTTAAATACACCACACTTAGATTCATTAAGGTCGTACTTACCCTCACCTATCTTGTTTAATACTACATCTAACAGCTCACTATTCTGTTTAACAGTGTATGCACTACGTACTGGACCTAACGCCTCACCTGTAGTATCATTTACTGTGGCAAAGAATGGTGTTACATTGTAATCATCGTTATGCACTACATCGTATGTATGCAACTCGACTTTACTAACGGTGAAGTCTAACTTCCCACTAGCTAAAAATTCTTGTCTATTCATTTGAGTTATCTTTTTTGTCTTGTTTGATTTGTTCGTCTAACAGTAGCTCCTCGTATAGCAGGTTCTCTGCTTGTTGCTGTGCCTCTGCTTGCATGATGATAGATTCCATGTGATAATTACTGTGGAATGATTCCATCTCCTGTTGTTCTCCTTGCTGTATAGCAAGCTCTTTCATGTATCCCATGTCGTTTATTTTAATTCAAGTTTCTTTGTTACTACTATATCTAACACTTCATAGTTGGTAGACGAATTTACTATATACCCTCTACCTCTTAGTGTATCCATGATTTGATGGCGATATTCCCAGAGATTCTTATCCCAGTTTCGCTCGTCGCATACCGATAACTTAGCTGAACCCGTATTTTCTACGTTGTTAGCCATATTATCTATAAGATTCTGTATCTCGTGCTCTATATTCATGATTGTTTTTAGTTAGTTAATAATATATAAGGGCGCACATGTGGTTTGTCAGGCTCGACTTGAATCACGGCATTAAAGGAGTCCACTCAATTCTCCGACCCTATATATTAATCTATTACATCTCCTCTATTTATTATGTGAGATGGTAAATGGTTGTCTTTGTCTCCGCCCCGTGCATAGTGGTGCTTGAAACCTTCAACCCTATCCTCATAGTATGCATATACTTGTGAAGCTATGTTAGTTCCTAAACCGTCAATTAGAACATCTTTTAATGTGATTGATTCCACATCGTTGTATATCCTCTTCTGATTAGACTCTGCATAGCGCACAATAGACATACATATCAACGTCCAGTTACGTATCTTCTCGTAGCTCATTGAAGCTCCGTGATTACGAAATTCAACTGTTGGTCTTCCACTAGCTGTGCTGAAGTTGTTGATGTTTACCCACCTGTATCGAGTACCTGCATACTTGTCGTGTCTCTGCTCTTTGTTATGATACTTGTCAAGAGTAGTGCTATCGTTATATATAAACTTACCCAACTGCTCTCTGAAGTCTTGGAAGTTTATCTTACTAGCCCACGTTGGTATATACTTGCAATAAGTATTACCTATCCTCGATGGTGGCATCATTCTAAAGATTTCATCTTGCAACTGATAAGATAAGCGTAGCAGCATGATAGTGAATCGTCTATTGAACTGACCACCTACATGCACATGTATACCACACCTACTATTAGTTTCATGATTGTTACTCCTAACAGCTTTGCATACCCTCTTAAGATGATTGAATCCGTAGTCACCTTTCAGTACACCTGTAACATACTCAGGCCCACTAGTTGAGCCATCATACATAGATGATATGTTAAGTTCTTGCCAGTCATCACGGTCCATAGTACCACGACTAGTCTCTATCTCTACACCGAATGTATATCTCATACCGTTAGATATAGAGAAGGTAGGACTGTCTGTACCCCACAACTTTTTCTTTGCAAGACTATCAAGGCTAGTGGAACTTACTGTGTTGTTGAAGTATACATCATCATCTTCACAGTGGTAGTCATCATCATCATTGCAGTCGTGGTCTGATTCGCTAGCTCTATATGCATCACAATCGTTGCAGTAGTAGCATTCATCGTCGTCAGCAACATCTGAGTTTATATATGCGATGTCTGAATCTTGACACCTTACATAGTCTTCATCCTGATGAAAGAACCCTTCACTTCCATTACCTATTTGTCCCCAAATAGAATCGTCCTTGAATATCCATTGTTCGTTATGGTCGCAATGTACTACCTGGCTATGACTGGCTAGATACCATTGGTCGTCTTCTATATAACATATACCATGTTCTCCTATTAGGCTATCCATAACCTCCTCATCAATAGCATAAGGGTATAGGGATACAACACCTTCAACAAGTTTTGTTATATCTTTATCTACAATGATTGACTTATCTTCTGTTGAGTTACCTAATTGTACGGATACTCTAACTAAGCCTTCTCCAATTTCTTGAGGTTCAGCGAATGATGCTAAATCAAATACTACACTACCTAAAGATGCTTGTAATGCGCTGTCAATTATTTCGTTTTCTGTTGGCATAATAGTTTGATGTTTTTAAGTTTGTTAATCACTATATCTACATCGCTCTTGTATGCCGAACGTCTTCTTAACTTCTTAGTAGAAGTAAGGACCTCATCAATGTACTGAGTATCAGACACAAAGACAAGGTTCTTTTCCATATTAACTGACATTAGAATGGGGCTACTATTTGATTGCTACGTAGTTGTCTATGTAGTTCTGCCTCATCTCTTACTGTATCCAGCTCTCTATATTTCTGAGAGGTTAGAGCATTGTAAGCGTTCATCTCATCATCATTAAGGTAGTCTTCCATCTCTGTACCTAAAGCTACAAGTACTTCAATCTGCGTCATTAATAATACAGTCTCCGCTTCTTCTAGTTCTTTGTCTACATACATCTCAAGAGAGTACCTGTCGTCTGCAGTTGCATACCAGTCATCTTTCTTGCCGTAGTAGTCGTCACTCTTATTCGTAAGGTCAGCGTAATAGTCTGTATTCTCAGGCTTATAGTCAGTCCAGTTCTTAACCTTCGTGTTCTTAGGTGCTACATATGTAGTTGGTATGTCTATAGATGCAACCAGTTCTCCTTCTTCATATATGAATAGGCATTCTTTCTCCACCTCTTCTACTATACAATCGAAAGGACATATATCCTCAAGCCCTCTCTTTAGTGATGAGAAGTATATACCTTCTTTAACTTCCATCTTAAATAGAGGGTTGTTTCTTCTGTATACATACAGTCTACCATCACGCTCAGTCCATACCGCATTGATTGTACCTCCATGAACACCAAGTGTTTGGTAGTCATTAGTCTTATCAAGTATAGTATATATAGCTTTAGAGTCTACATCTGGTACTAATACATCATTACTCTTACACAACTCTTCATAGTTGTTTAACACTCCATTGTGGCAACCGATAAATCTACCGATAGCATAAGGGTGTGTGTTCTCAGCGGTTTTAACACCATGAGTGGCATATCGAGTGTGTCCAATGAACAACTCTGCTTTATTATGCTCGACTTGTCTCAATAGCTCTGAGCTTTCGCCCGTTGTTTTATATAGCTTCTTGAATGCTCCGTTCTCCACATACATTCCTGTGCTGTGTCCTCCTCGGCTGTCGTTGTCTTCTAATAAATGCATTGCCTTTAGTATATTTACACTCTTACCAGAGTATGCTGTAATTCCACACATAATTTCCTAATTTAGTTTTCTGTTCTTATAGAAGAACGATTTAATTTCTTGCTCATTAAGAGCCTTACCTAATTCATCTGTAGATACAGGTAACATATCCTCCTTACAGAAGAGTACATAACCACCATCTACAATCTTAAACGACATAGTCGCTGGCTTAACATGCTGAAGCTTTAGTAGTTCTTGAAATTGCTTCAAAGTGCGCTTGCATCTGGGTGTATTGTTCATCATCTATATTCATTTTAGTCTTAATATCACTGATTCTCTTCTCTGCGGTGTGAATTACAAACTCATCCATGTCGTTACACACAATGTTAATAACTTTAGCCATGTTTTCCTTACTTAGAATAATACAGTGATTGTATTCATCTAAACTCTCACCCTGAAATACTATACGGGACGACAAGTAGTGAAAGAATTCATAGTTATAGTCTTCAAATATTAAGCTAATACGAAATTCATATTCATCGCATTGCTTATGTACCATGTTAAGCTCACGCTCTTCAAATGAGTACTGTGCATCGGTAGAGTGATTTACAAACAACACCTCGGAAGGTATGTTTGCATCACTTGTTGGTCGCTTTCTTATAGTTACCTCAAAGCCTTCTGATACTATCTCAATAGTACCAAGACCTACGTTAAAGTTAGTCATAGAATGAACTTCTAAATGTTGACAACTCCTTGTGTGTTAGGTAAGCTAAGTATGTGAAGGCTGCTCCGCATATTGCCATGATAGTGAACTTCCAACCTATTACATAGGCGAAGTATATGTCTACTGCTATACATAGTGTAAATACAATACACATTATATAAATCCTTGTGAAGTTATTTTTCATGTTACTTAAAGTCTACAGTTATTAATCCGTTGTTTGTAATTGTGCAAGTCATAGTCGGAGACATGTTAATTACTAGTGTCTTCGCTTCAGATACTCTACCAGTTCTAGCTACCTCTTTATATCCCTTCATAGGACTAGGGGTAGGCTTTGACTTCGTTTTTGCTAACATAAGGGGAGTTGGTGCTACCTTCTTAGGGTTAGCCTTAACTCTATTCGGCTTAGTTATCAACTCATAATATAGTTGACCATGTGCCTTGTTATATTCTGGGTTAGCAATACCTTTGTTGCTTGCTCTCTTCATTCTAGGTGGTAAGTCGTTCTCGTTTTGAGGAATTATTTGCTTACCTAATCTTGTAACATATACCTTCTTCTTAATCAGGTTAGTTACGATGCGTTGTAGCACCATTGTTTTAGTAATCATAGTCTTAGCCATGTTGTTGTAATTTAATTAGTTAATCGTTTACACCCTATAATAAAAACAAGGGTTAATTAAGGACGAGAAGAAATAGCAGGAACAGAACGGAAAAGGAATCACCCTGTACTGCTTAGTATCTTCTTTATTGCTAAATCAATAGCGTTAAATATCTCCTTATGATAATCGCTTTGCTCTTCTTTGGATACCAATTGATTGATACAATGCTTAGCCTCTTGCAGTCCTTGCGTTACATTTTCACCCATATAGTAATCGCAGTCGTGTTTCTTTATAGTCTTTTTCATGTCTGATGTTTTAGTTTTGTAAAATACCATGCATAGTACGGTGCATAGTGATAGTGATT